TTTTTATTGCCGGAATTTTCGCAAATGATTTTCTCTCCTGGTCCTTTAGTTTATAAGTTAAGACAAGGCTTAAAAGAGTTTACAAAAGATGATCATTTATTATTAACTGGTGATCCCGCATTGATAGGTGTTGCATGCTCTATTGTTTCTGATATTACAAACGGTAAATACAACTTACTGAAATGGGATAAACAAGAAAGAAAATATTATCCTATTACGATTAATCTATACGAGAAAGGAGAAATAAATGATTGATTTTGAAAAAGACCAACAAGATGCAATGAGGAAGACTGGTAATATTCAGTCACTTGCAGATCAAGTAGAAAAGCTAGAATCTTTACAAGAGAGGCTACAATTACAAGAAGATAACATGAAGAATACCAAATCAGAAATACAAAAAGTTTCTGGAGATATCATACCAACTATGATGTCTGAAATGGGTTTATCAGAATTAAAACTTCAAGATGGATCACATCTTAAAGTTTCAACGTCGTATCGTGCAACCATAACGGAAGCAAACAAAGAAACGGCGTTTAACTGGCTTCGTAATAATGGACTGGGGGATATAATCAAAAACGAGATATCCGTATCCTTTGGTCGCAACGAAGATAACAAGGCGGCTGATTATGCCGAACTTGCGAAGGGTCAAGGGTTCCAACCGACACAAAAGATGAAGGTAGAACCCATGACTCTGAAAGCGTTAGTCCGTGAGCGTATTGAGGCAGGTAAAGAAATGCCAACGGAAATTTTCGGAGTGTTCTCTGAAAATAAGACTACAATAAAAAGGAACAAGTAACATGAACCAAGTAGCAACAAAAAAAGAAGGAGCACTAGCAACAAATTTATTTGAAGCTGATGCACAACAAGGCGCTCAAAATATATCGCAAGAAGATCTTGCGTTGCCTTTCTTAAAAATTTTGGGCCAACTATCACCGGAAGTAAATAAACGTGATGGTAAGTATGTCGAGGGCGCAGAGCCAGGCAAAATAATAAACACCGTCACCAATCAATTGTATGACTCTATTAACGTAGTGCCATGTCATTACAAGAGACAATACATAGAATGGCAAGACAGAGGCACTAGTAGTGGTGCACCTGTTGCAATTCATGAGGCAGATAGTGATATCATTAGTCAGACCACTAGAGGTAAAGACTATAAAGATAGATTACCAAATGGTAATTATCTAGATAACACTGCGAATCATTTTGTGTTAATTGTTGGTGATAATCCAGAAACTGCATTGATGTCCATGAAATCCACTCAACTAAAAGTGAGTAGAAAATGGAATTCGATGATGATGGGTTTAAAGATGCAAGGTAAAAATGGTTTGTTTACTCCGCCAACATATAGCCACATTTACAAACTATCCACTGTTCAGATGTCTAATGACAAAGGAACATGGTTTGGTTGGGATGTAGCGAAGGTAGGTCCTGTTGAAGATAAAAATATCTACGACATGGCTAAAAACTTTGCTGTTAGTGTTGGTAAAGGTGAGGTGCAAGCTAAACCAGAAGTCCAAGAGCAAACAAAGACATCTAGCAACTATTAACCGTATCCTAGGTAGTGGGCGGTGAAGGGAGACTGAAGTCGCCCACTTGTTATGTATGTTAGAAAGTTTTAAAGAAATATTTTATGGTTTAGATAGAGCCCATGGTGTCACCAAAGTTGAAGAATCAAATGGTGAGGGTGTAAAAATAAAAGGTAAATCTTTTGTTAAGAGAGAATTTGTAACAGATGAACTGTGGAGAAAACATTTACAGGGCACAGAAAGTTTAGGTGTAATACCTATTAATGATAACAATGAATGTAGATGGGGATGTATTGATATTGATTCTTATGCAGGATTTGATCACAAAAAATTAGTTAATAAAATAATTGCTTTACAGTTGCCATTAGTATTGTGCAGATCAAAATCTGGTGGTGCACATGTATTTTTATTTACCTCTGAATATGTATCAGCAGGATTGATGCAAGATAAATTAAACGAGATAAGATCTGTATTAGGTTATGGTGGATCAGAGGTTTTTCCAAAACAAAGAGAATTAAAATCAAAAGATGATACAGGAAATTTTTTAAATTTACCATACTTTAATGGTGATGATACAACAAGATATGCCTTTAATAGTTTTGGTGAAGCTGTTAATCTAAAAGATTTTGTTGAGCTGTATGATAATAAAAAAGTTACATTACAACAATTAAAAGAATTACAAATAAAAAGACCAGAGACACCATACTCTGATGGTCCTCCATGTATAGAACTTATGGCACAAAACAAAGTTGGTGAGGGTGGTAGGAACAATGCATTGTTTCATTATGGTGTGTATGCAAAAAGTAAATGGCCAGATAATTGGAAATCAAAAGTGGTTGTTTTTAATGAGACTGCAATGGAAAAACCATTGTCAGATACAGAGGTAGATATAATTACAAAACAACATGATAAAAAAGATTGGGGATATAAATGTAATGACCAACCAATGTGTAGTTTATGTGATAAAAAATTGTGTAAGTCTAGAAAATTTGGTATCGGCCAAGAGGCAGTGTTTCCTAATTTAACAGACCTGCAAGTTGTAGCTTTAGAAGAACCATATTATTATATGAATGTGGATGGAGACAGACTATACTTAGACTCTGCAAAACATTTAACTAATCAAAGTTTGTTTCAAGAAGAATGTGTTAAACAATTAAGATTAAATCCACCAACATTAAAAACAGTTGATTGGAAAAAACTTACCAATGTATTACTGGCGAATGCAGAGATAACCGAACCTGCTGAAGGCACAAGCACTAAAGACCTATTAAGAAATTATTTAGAAGATTACTGTTTAAACAGAATACAAAAAGATAAAATAGATGAAATAAAAACTGGTGGTACATTTACGGAAGAGGGTTTTCATTACTTTGTGTTTGACAATTTTTATAATAAATTTTTATTAAGAAACCATTGGAAAGTTCCATATCAAAGAACATCTCAAATGTTACGAGATAATTTAAGTTGTGCTACCAAAAGAGTTACAAAAGCAAAGATATCTGTTTTTGTAGTGCCTCAGTTTGATAAGAAAGAGGACAATTATAAATCAAAGAATTACGAAAAGAAACATAACTACTAATGATAAATATAATTTTTGGACCACCAGGAACAGGGAAAACTTTTACTCTATTGGATGAGGTAGATAAATGTATTAAAGATGGCGTGGAAATAGATAAGATAGGGTTTTTTACTTTTTCTAAAAACGCTACAAGAGAAGTGCATAAAAGAATGTATAATAACTTTGGTTATCAACAAAAAGAATTAAAATATTTTAGAACTTTACACTCTCTGGGTTTTAAACAATTAAATTACAGCACAGAAAAAGTCATGAGTAATGAGAACTATAAAGAGATAGGTAAAGTATGTGGTATTGAGATGACATACGCAACATGGGATGATGATAATGGTGGCATGTTTTCATCTGACAGTCCGTATCTAAGTTTGATTGAATTAGCTAGAGCAAAAGGTTTGACACCTGTGGAGCAGTATAATTTAGGAGAGCACAAAGATGATTTAGATAAAACAACTTTAATGAGAGTAGATAGAGAGATAAAAAATTTTAAAAGAGATAGACCTGGCATGGTTGACTTTACAGATATGGTAAGTGAATTTGCAAGATCAAACGTTTGTCCAAAATTAAAAGTGGCTTTCATAGATGAGGCACAAGACTTGTCTGTAATGCAATGGAAGGTTGTTGAAAAGATAAGAGACAATTGTGATATTCTTTTTGTAGCAGGAGATGATGATCAATGCATATACAAATGGCGTGGTGCAAGCGTAACTTGTTTTTTAAATTTAAAAGGTAATAGAACAGTGTTGGATAAATCTTATAGGATACCAAAAAAAATTTTTAATTTTGCAAATAAAATAATAAATAGAATACCTAATAAAAGAAGGGTTGAAAAAAAATGGACTCCAACTAGCGAAGAAGGTTTAGTTTGTTCTCATTTTGGAATAGAAGATATAGATTTATCACAAGGAGAGTGGTTGATACTTGGAGCAGACAGATGGAAACTAGATGGATATGAAAATTATTTAAAAGAAAATAATATTTATCATGAAAGAGCTAAAAAAGATAATCCCATAAAAGATAAATACGAAGCAATTGATCTGTATGAAAACAAATTAAAAAAAGGAGAGGCACTAACTTACGACGAGTGTCACAGTATTAAAAAGAAAATGTTAAAAGAGCAGTGGGATAACAAAATGTTTAAAGCACTTGTAAGAGATAAAATGTATTCATTGTCAGATTTAAAACAAAAATATGGTTTAAACACAGAGGACTCTTGGCAAGGTGCTTTTACAAGAATGGGACAAGCTGATACAGAGAAGATAACTGATCTTTTAAAACGTGGAGAAGATTTAAAAAATGGTGCAAGAATAAAATTAGCAACAATACATGGTGTAAAAGGAAACGAGTCAGATAATGTTGTATTACCACTGTCTCTTACAAAAACAGCTCAAGAGGCGTATGAAACAAATCCAGATGACACACATCGTTTGATGTATGTTGGATCAACAAGAAGTAAAAAAACACTACATGTAATATATCCAGAATCGAAAGGAGGTTATGAAATATGACAGATAAAAATATATTTGATGATGCATTTCCACAAGACAAACAGATTGGAGGAGATCACTATCGAACTATGAATATACAGCCGTATGAGTTTATAGCAAAAAACGATCTTTCTTTTTTTCAAGGAAACGTAGTAAAATATGTATGCAGGTACAAGTTGAAAAATGGTGTACAAGATCTTGAAAAAATTATACATTATTGTGAGTTAGAAATAAAAAAATTGAAAGATACAAAATGATAAAAAAACCGATGTTTTCACCTCAAGTGGAATGGTTACCACCTGAGGAGTTCAAAGATTTGTCTGGCTATGAAGAAATAGCCATTGACTTAGAAACAAAAGACCCTGATCTTAAAACTATGGGATCTGGATCTGTTACAGGTAAAGCAGAGATAGTGGGTATTGCGTTAGCCGTATCTAATTGGTCCGCATATTATCCTATTGCACACGAAGGTGGTGGTAATATGGATAAGAAAAGAGTCATGGAATACTTTAAAAATGTTCTTAATACACCATCTAGAAAGATATTTCACAATGCTATGTACGATGTATGCTTTATTAGGGCTGCAGGGCTAAAAATTAATGGTCAGATCGTAGATACCATGATTGCTGGCTCTCTCGTGGACGAGAATCGCTTTCGTTATGATTTAGGCTCTATGGGTCGGGATTACCTTGGAAAGGGCAAAAATGAGGCTGTATTAGCCCAAACAGCTAATGAGTGGGGTATAGACTCTAAGTCTGAGATGTATAAATTACCTGCCATGTATGTAGGTGAGTATGCTGAGAGAGATGCTGAGATGACCCTGGAGTTATGGCAAGAAATGAAAAAAGAAATATTATCTCAAGATATAGAAGATATATTTAAACTAGAGAGCGAACTATTTCCCTGCCTTGTAGATATGAGATTCTTGGGGGTTCGTGTAGATTTAGACGCTGCACACAGATTAAAAAAAGAATTGGTTGCAGAAGAAAAAAAATGTTTAGAAAAAGTTTGGAAAAAAACTGGTATCGACGTGCAAATATGGGCCGCAAGATCAATAGAAAAAGTTTTTGTACATGAAGACATACCTTATGATAAAACTGAAAAGACATCAGCGCCCTCTTTTACTAAAAATTTTTTACAAAATCATCCTAACGAGTTGGTTCAAGATATTGCTCGTGCAAGAGAAATAAATAAAGCACACACAACTTTTATTGATACTATTTTAAAGCACAGTCATAAAGGAAGAATACACGCAGAGATAAATCAGTTAAGATCAGATCGGGGTGGAACTGTGACTGGTAGATTCAGTTACAACAATCCAAACTTACAGCAGATACCAGCACGGAACAAGGAACTCGGACCAAAGATTAGATCTTTATTTATACCAGAAGAAAATTGTAAATGGGGTTGCTTTGACTACTCACAACAAGAACCTAGGTTAGTTGTGCACTTTGCTGCGTTAGATGAATATCCAAGCGTGTACGATGTTCAAGATTCTTATAAAGATGAAGATGTAGACTTTCACAATATTGTAGCTGAGATGGCAGGAATACCTAGATCACAAGCTAAGACAATTAATCTTGGTTTGTTTTATGGCATGGGTAAAAACAAATTACAAGCTGAACTAGGTGTAGATAAATCTGAGGCAGAAGCTTTGTTTAGAACATATCATAAAAAAGTTCCTTTTGTAAAACAACTAATGGATAGTGTTATGGAAAGAGCACAAGAGTCTGGTAAAATTAGAACTTTACTTGGTAGACTGTGTAGGTTTCATTTATGGGAACCAAATCAATTTGGTATACATAAACCATTGCCTCATGATGCAGCGCGCTTGGAACACGGATCAGGGATCAGAAGAGCCTACACATACAAAGCTTTAAATAGATTGATACAAGGATCTGCAGCAGACATGACAAAAAAAGCAATGGTAGAATTACACAAAGAAGGCATCACACCACATATACAAGTGCACGATGAACTTGATATATCTGTTAGTGATAATGCAGATAAAATAAAACAAATTATGGAGTCTGCTGTTCAGTTAGAAGTACCTAACAAAGTGGACTATGAATCTGGACCAAATTGGGGTACAATTAAATGAGGATAAACTATGGCTTATTTAAATGC